CTTACCTGAGGAAGTAATGACAGGTATGTTAGGTGCAGGTGGCTGGTCAGATGGTAAATTAACTTACCATACTGAAATCGGTGGTCAATTAGCCAAATATTGTGGTGAAGATAAAGCAATGGAATTAATGGATCAAGTTATTAATAATTTTAGACGTTTCCATCCAAAACCAGAAGAAATATTTATGTCTGATCCTCAAGAGGAACCAGAATTTATTAAACCATATTTTGGATTACGTATGTTTCCAGTATGGCATATTGGATCTAATTTCTTGCACGAAATTGCTAAAACATGGTATTCATATTTAGTTGATGCTGGTGTGGAATTTGTATGGAATACTAAAGTAACAGATATTGATTTTGAAAACCAAATGATAATTTGTAAAGAATTTGGAGACAAATATGATGAATTAATATTTGCAGTAGGTAAATCAGGAATCGATTTTGGTAAGGAATTAGCTGAACAATATACATTACCTACTGAAGCAAAATCAGTACAAATTGGAGTACGTTTTGAAGCACCACAAAAATACTTCCAAAAACTAATTGATATATCATATGATTTTAAATTATATCAAAAGTTTGATAACGTATCATTACGTTCATTTTGTACTAATAATAACGCTGCCTTTGTTGCTGTTGAAGAAACTTATGGAGACGTTACGTACAATGGTCACGCTAAAAAAGGTGAAGAATTCAGAAACAACATGACCAATTTTGGTATCTTAATGGAAATTAAAGGTATTGAAGATCCATTTAAATGGTCAAGAGATGCAGTACAAAAACTTCAAATCAATGGTACTGGTACTTATTACTCACCTAATAAAACTCGTCAACCAGGTCTTACATCAGAAAATAGTACAGTATCAGCTATACAAGTAGATACTATGGATGTTTTATTTGATGCATTAGGTGAAGATTATGCTCAATACATTGAAGATTTTATTACTAATATGCAAACTATATTTCCTGAAATGGGAGATGATTGGGGTATTTATATGCCTGAGGTAAAATATCTATCACCTGAACCATTAGTAAATTATACAGACTTATCATTAAATGAATTCCCAAATGTTCACTTTGTTGGTGATGCATTATCAGCTCGAGGTATTACAGTATCAGGAGCACACGGAATTTATGTAGCAGAATCATTAATTAAATAAATAAAAAGTTATGGCAAAAGAAAAAAGAACCCCAATCGAACCAACTAGAAGATATAAATCTCCAGATGGTACAATCCGTTATGTAAAATTTGGTCAATTACATAATTTTGATGGACCCGCTCTAATACCAGAAGGTAATACGAGAAAAGCAGAATATTTTGTATTTGGTATTCCTTATACTAAAGAAAAATTTGATGAAATTAAAAAACATAATAATGGATTACCTTGGTATAAACAAGCTGCTAATAAAAGTGGTGGTGGCAGAGTTTAATTAGTATATTTACGTATTAAATAAAGGTTATGATAGAAAATAAAGAACGTAGAGGTAGACCAAAATTAGAGATTGTTGAATCACCACGTAAATTCACTCGTGTGTATGAACATGAAGATTGTACAATTATTTGGAAATTTGATTTAGATATTACTAATAAAGGTCCAATTGAGGTAGATATTAGACATAAAAATGGATCTGATACTCCTAAATATTGGGCTAAAAAGCGTAAAGAAGCTAAAGACGAACGTCGTATAAATCGTGAAATGCGTAAAATAAACGAGAAAAACAATCCTAAAAAGAAAACTACTAAAAAAACTAAAACAAAATAATATGCGTATTGGACTAGCAGGAACAATGAGTGTAGGTAAAACTACATTGGTTAAGGCACTAGCAGAATTGCCTGAATTTAAAGATTATTATATTACAACTGAACGTAGTAAATATCTAAGAGATTTAGGTATTCCATTAAATACTGATTCTTCAGTACGCGGTCAGTTTGTTTTTATGGCTGAACGAGCACAAGAGTTAATGCATGATGATCTATTAACTGATCGTACTATTTGGGATGTATGTGCATTTACTATGAGTGCTAAATCAATTAAGTGGAAAGGAAAACAATTATTAATTGAAGCAGCTACAACATTAATGCCATATTATGATATTGTGTTTTATGTTTCACCAGAGGGTGTTTCTATTGAAGATAATGGTGTACGAACAACTGATGAAAAATATCGTGATAAAATTGATTTTGCGATTAGAGAACTATTAAATGAATACAAACCAAATAAATTAATTGAGATTAAAGGCAATACAGAAGAACGTATTGCAGAGATAATGAAACATATAAGTTAATATATTTATACAATATCACCCCTATAAACAAAAATGAAAAAACTAGAAAAAATAATTAAAGAAGCTATAGCTGAGGTAATAAATGAAGATGCTGCTAAAATTAAAAATTTAAGACTTACAGCAACAAAATTCCGCCAACAAGCTATTGATGCAGAACAAGCAGCATCTGCAGAAGAAGAAAAAGATCTTCAACAAAATAAAACTGCTGTAGCTGAAATTAATGTTAACGAAATGGCTCGTATCCCTGTACAATACAAAATTGCTGATTTGTCTAAATTAGATGATTTAAGTGATAAAGTAAAAAATTCTAAAGGTGTACAAGGTATTATTTCTTATCTACAAGATAAAGGACAAGCACCAGTTGCTGCAATCGCAAAAGATCAATTTAATCGCCCTCAACAAGCAATTAATCCAGTAGTATTAGCTTTAACTCAAGCAGGTGTATTAGATACAGTTGGTGGTTCAGGTGTTGCTGCTTCTCGTGTTGGTAAAGGTGGTGCAATTGCTCCTCCAACAACAAAACAAATAATTGATCCAGAAGATTTCTTGATTGGTGGTGGTGAAAAATTTGATAAAGCACCTAATGAACCAAGTGAAGAAGAAATTGCAGCATCATTTGCAGCAGCAAGAGCTATTGGTGATGAAGATGAAGATATAATCAAAACTCTTCCAAAAGATGCTCCAAAATCAAAAATGACTATTTCTGATCAGGACTATGATAAATTAATGAAATTCTTAAATGCTAAAGAACGCTTAAGAAACATTGATAGTGCTCTTAGACAAAATAAAAAAATCTCTAGAGGTGGTGATGATATGATCTCTAAAGATTCAAACGAGGAAGAAAGACTAAAAGCTAAAAAAGCGGAATTAGAAAAACGCATTGATGACTTAGTTGCTTCTAGTGAATACTTACAACGCCGCAAAGCCCCAGAAGATAAAAATAAATAAAAAATGAAAAACATCCCCGTAAAACAAGTAATAATTGGTGCCTCAATTCTCTTGTTAGCATTAATCGGTTATTATTTCTTCTCTACATCTAGTCCTCGCTATGTTAAGAAGTATAAAGCAACCATTGACTCAGCACAACGCAATATCGACTCATTAGAAATCGAAATAGCTGCATCTGATAAAATCATTGACTCATTGAGTTTTGATTTAACAATGGAAGATAGAGAAAACTCTAGATTAAAAGAACAAATTATTGACATTAAAAAGAAAAATCATGAAAAACTTACTGCTGTTGATAAGCTTAATAACGCTGAGCTTAAACGCTTCTTCACAGACCGCTACGACGTCCAATAAGGATAGCGTAGTTGTATTGCCTGCTAAAGTGGCAAAGCTTATAGCTAAAGACTTAGTAGCTTATGACGGTTTAAAAGTTGAACATAAAGCAACATTAGACTTATTAGCAAATACAGAATCTAAAGTTAATACTCAAGCTTCTATTATTAAACAATACGAAATTAAAGATGGTCAATGGAAACAAACTATCACTAATTATGATGCTCAGGTTTTAGCTTATAAAAATATGACTGCTGATTTGCAGAAAGATTTAAGAAAAGCTAAAGTACGTGGATTTTATAATAAATTCGGATTGACATTAGGATTAGGTATTGTAACATACCTTTATATTACTAAATAGCATTCTCTTCTCCCGAGGATACAGTGCCCGAAAGCCCGCAATTTTTTGCGGGTTTTCTTTTTTATTATATATTTATATACAACACCAAAACGACATATATGTCAGAACAATCGAATATTAAGAGTATAATTACTCAAGAATATATCAAGTGTGCTCAAGATCCGATACACTTTTTTAGAAAATATTGTTATATTCAACATCCAATTAAAGGAAGAATCCTGTTTCATTTATATCCATTCCAAGAGAATGTATTAGATGATTTTCAAAACAATCGTTTTAACGTTATTAACAAATCACGTCAGTTAGGTATATCTACCTTAGCTGCTGGTTATGCATTACATACTATGATGTTTAATAAAGATAAAACAGTATTATGTATAGCAACTAAACAAGAAACAGCCAAAGGTATGGTTGATAAAGTACAATTTATGTACAATAATTTACCTCAATGGTTAAAAGGAAATAAAAAACCAATATCAGATAATAAATTGTCATTAAAGTTATCTAACAACTCACAAATTATAGCTACTTCAGCAGCATCGGATGCAGGTAGATCTTACGCAGTATCTTTACTACTAATAGATGAGGCTGCCTTCATTGAAGGTATTGATAGAATTTATACGAGTATTAAACCTACCATTGCAACTGGTGGACGCATTATAGCATTATCATCTCCAAATGGTATTGGAAACTGGTTTCATAGAACATATACTGAAGCTAGTTTAGGAAAAAATGACTTTAATCCTGTAGAATTAAAATGGAATTTACACCCTGATCGTGATCAATCATGGTATGAAACTGAAAAGGCAAATATGTCTCCAAGAGAATTTGCTCAAGAATATGACTGTGACTTTTTAGGATCAGGTAATTCAGTAATTGAACCTGATACACTTAAACATTACGAAGAAAATTATGTAATAGAACCTATTGAACGTAGATTCATGGGTGGTGATTTTTGGATATGGCAATATCCTGACTATAATAAACAATACGCAGTAACAGCCGACGTTGCAAGAGGTGATGGAAGTGATTATTCAGCATTTCACGTTATTGATATTGAATCATGTGAACAAGTAGCCGAATTTAAATCACAAATTGGTACTAGAGAATATGGACATATGCTAGTATCTGTTGCTAACGAATATAATAATGCAATGTTAGTAGTAGAGAATGCAAACGTTGGGTGGGATGTTGTAAATACAATAATTGAAAAAGGTTATCAAAATTTATATTATTCACCTCGTTCATATGGAGATATGAGTATGGACAAATATCTTGATAAATTAGACAATGATCAAGTAGTTCCTGGATTTACTACATCAGCAAAGACAAGACCGCTTGTCATCTCCAAAATGGAGTCGTATATTCGGGAAGGCGCTTTTATATTTCACTCAAAACGTTTACTTGAGGAAT